TTTGTATGCATCAAGAGGTATATCTCTTAAAATTCTCATTTCAGCATTATCAATAAACTGATCAGTAATAGTAGATGTTAATACATTAGTATCTACTTCAGTATAGTTTTGAATTGCTGTTGTTAATGTTGCGTATGTAAATCCTGCCATAATTAAGCTCTATCATTTATTGGTCCAATTGTACACTGGAAACCACCCCCTGATTCACTAGTAGAAGCTGCGTTCGTTAGTGTAATATTTATACCATCAAATCTTGTAGTTGTCGATGGCTGGCCTGAACTTGGAACTGATGTTTGATTTAAAGAAACTACTTTAAATGCTCCAAAAACTTTAGCTCCATTCGAGTGGCTAGTGGCTGTTGTTTTTGTTGGAGAAGCTCCTCTAAAAGGCGCGCTAGTTCCTCTAGTACAGCCTGTTAATTGATTTGTAGATTTACCTGTATATTCAATAACTTCATTTACAAATAATCCAGATGTAGCATTTACTTTTTCAATCATAATAAAACCACTTGTTGGAAACTGTGAGGCATCAGCTAAATCAATAGAAGTTACTGAATCATTTATAGCTCCATTTAATGTAGTAGAAAGTTGTAAAGTTGTTATAGCTAAACCACCTACTGGTTCTTTTACATTTTTAAATCTTACAAAATCATTTACAGAAAGATCACCATCTGGAAAATTAATTTTTAATGTTGTATTTGCAGCTGTGGTAAATGGGTTATCAGGTAAAAAATCCGTTGTTGGAAACTCTGTTCTTGCAGGTCTAGCTTGTGGTAAACCTTGTGGATCAGCTCCTACCGGTTTGGGTTGTAGTTGAGGTTGTTTAGGTTCGTATTCTGAAATATGAACTCTTGCACCATTCCATTCAACAACCATTTCTTTGTAAGGAAAAGCCATCCCTGATCTATCTGATATGAACTGGGCATATTTACCTTTTGAAAAGTTTGTCATTACGTACCCGGATAATAAGTTTTAGGTGTTATAAATGAACTAGAAGAAGAACCATCTTCAGCTAATGCTCTTTGTAATTCATCTTCATACATTAACTTCATGTTTTGAGTTAATTCAGGTTTGAATTTTTGTGATAAATAATAAGCTAATCCTGATGCCATACAAGGTACAAATCTATAAGGTACATCAGTAGCATTTGTGTAGTCTCCTACATCTTGAATTCTTTTTACATAGTAGTAATTAACTTTATGTCCAGCTTGAGAACTTCCTGGAGTTAAATATAAAGTGACTGTAACTTTATCAATAAATCTTTGAACAAAATATTGTGTTGGAGTTCCTTCAGAAGTTTTATTTGAAAGACCTTGATATGTAGATCTGTTAACTTTTGTTAAGGGTGAATCAACATTTGAAGCATTTCTATATACAGCTTCTAATACATCATCAACACCATATACAGCAGTAGCATCAGAAGTGCCATCACCTGTTGATCTAAACATTGTATAAACAGCTTGACCATCAACTAAGGTAAATGAATTATTAGCTACTTCCCAATAATGAAGTCCTCTATTACCCCACTCTTGAAACATTATATTAAGCGAACGTCTTGCCATACGTAACTGATTACCAGATACGCCTTGCATTCCTATTCGTTCGTAAGCTTCTTCTATTATCTCATCAATAGCAAAAGTTTTGTCGAACGTAGTAGTTCCTGAAGTGGTATTTGCCATTTAAACTCCTTAGCCAGTATATCCAAGTGTAACAGAACCTGTGCCAGATATAGTTGCATGAACTGTAGTCGAGAATCTAATACCATTGCCTGGAACATAAATATCTAAACCTTCTGTTCCAAAGTGTGCAATAAATAAAAGTGCTCCTGAGTTGTCTGCGCTATCTCTCAATTCAAGTTGTCCACTAGCATGTCCCTTGGCTTGAATGTAAGTTATTCTTGCAGGTCCAATAGCAGTAGAACCACCGCCAATAGTTTGAACTTGGCCAGTAGCTGTTATCCTTGTAAATCGTTGATCCGATGATGCCATATTTATCTCCTAATTAATTTTAAGTATGGGGCCGAAGCCCCACACAAATTATTTATTATGCTTCCTTAGCAAATACACCTTGTACATCAACAACTGTCCAATGCGCTGTTGAGTTCAAAGATGCACATACTACAAAGTCACCAACTTTTGATGTTGATTTTGTATTAATAAGATCTTTGTCGTCTGTTAAAGATCCAGCATACAAAATACCATCACTAGCATTAGGACTAATAGTTAATGTATTAGTTCCATCAGTTCCTGTATTTACAAAAGTAAATACTCTTCCGATAGAAATTGCAGGTAAAGTAAATACTACGCCATCAGTTGATGATGTAAAACATTTACCAGAATCTCCATTTGCTACTGTGTAGTTAGCTTGTTTGTTTTCTAGATTGAATCCAGTTAAACCTGCTTCGTTGAATTTACCTTGCAGAACTGGTCCTCTAAATAGTGTTTGTGCCATGTTTATATCCTCCTAGTTTTCCGAACATAGTCTCTAGGCCGTCGACTATACGCGTCTATGTTCTAATTAAATGTATAGTGTATATTTTATAGCTTAGTTTTGTGAGAAGTGCAAGAGAGCCTTAATAGAAAGTGCGATTTCAGCGATGTAGCGTTTTTTATGTTACGTAGCTACAGAAACGTTGGGGGCAGCGTCTTCTATCTTATTAGTCTGATGAGCAACTTGTGCTTCAGCTAATTTGATATGACTGATAACTTGTCTAATCTTGTCATCAATCCTTACCATATCAAGAGTATATCTTTTCTCTTGATTATAGTGCTGCGACCACTTCAGTTCTAGACTCCTTTTTTCCGTGTAAAGGCTCTGAACGTTTGTCATTTATAACCTCCTCATAGGTTAACCACAATTTGGACTTACTTGTAAATCCATCTTTTTCCCATACTATATCTTTTTGTCCTAGTTTGTCAACTAGTGCATCTTCAAAGGCTTTATCCTCATCTTGAGAATCCATCTCAAAACGCGCATGATAGCCGTATGCTCTGATTTGTATTAGGAAAGTTTTCATTGGGTTTTATCTTTCTACCATAAAAAAAGGGCGGCTACAAGAGCCGCCCTTAATTATTCAGTTAATCTAGTGATTACGCACCAGGTGAACCGAAGATACCTCTAGGGTCTGAGAATCCGAAAGAATATCTCTCTCTAGCTTTGTATCTAACGTTACCAGTATCGAAGTCACCTTCCATAGCTGTCTTAATTGGAGATCTAACGAACATTTTTAATCCGTTAGGTACATCTGTCTTGATGAAGAAAGCATCAGTATCAGTTAAGTAGTTGTTCACTACGTAACCTTGAGGAACCATCCCCATTGATACTACTGCGTTAACATCATTGTCAGCTGTTCCAACTCTACCTGCAGATTTCATCAATCTTTCAGCAGTAAATTGTAGCTCAGAAGGAATAATCATTTTTACTCCTCTTGCTGCAACTTTAAGACCTCTCTCATCAGTGAATGCCGCGATATCAATTAAAGACTGCTCTAACGATGTTTCGTTAAGATCAGCTGATGTCGCTAACTCATTTGAGAAAGTTCCAGCTATTGTTGGGTGATCAGTAGCACATAACTCTTTAGAGTCACCACCAGCAAAGTTTGCGTTAAATGCATTGTTTAATACATTCGCAGCTTTTACTTGCTTAGTGTTTGCCATCGATCTTGCCAAAGCTTTTGTGTATCTAGAAGCTAGTCTATCGTAAAGATTGTCTTCGATAGCTTCTTCCGTGATAGCAAATGCTAAAGCAATTGTTTCGTGCGAATATCTCGCTGTGAAAGTTTCTTGTGCGTTGTCAAAAGTTACGCCAGATCCTTCTGGTTTTACTTGAGCCTGCGCGAAACCAGATAACATTACTTCTTCTTCAAAAGCTCTGTCACTGTTTTCTGTGTCGAAAATTTCAGCATGCTGATTTTCATATCTTTTATATTCCAGTCCGAATAGTGCATTCAGGCCTGGTTCTAGTTCTTTAACTAGTTGTCCTCTACTTATAGCCATAATTATACTCCTACCGTTCCTTTCAAGAAGTGTTCGTTGATAATAACTACTGCGTTCACATCTGCTGCGCCCGCTTCGTTATTAGCTGGATCTTTTGAGATCCCGATCACTCTTAGTTGAGCTGTTGCAGTTTTAAGATCAGAATGATCTAATTCCACTTTAGACACGTAGTTTGGCGAAGAGCCAGCTGCGTATACTATATCAGCGTTCATACCAACTTCTGCTGCTGTTAAAGCACCATCAGATTGGATTTCAAACCTTTCATAAGGGTCATCACTTACGAAACCAACGATGTCTGTTGCAGCGTTAGAAGCGTTAAGGTGATTAGCATATGTAGGCTTACTTGTAGTTGCATCAGTAAAGAAAACACCGTTAAGTGATCCTAATAGAGTATCTGTTGCTGCCGCTACAGTGATTGTACCAGTTGCTGCCATTTCGACAGGGTCGTTTTGGTAAATCGCTGAAGCACTTGCTGCGATATCGTATTCGGATAACCCTTGGTTATCTCTGTTCTGACCAACTTTTCCGATTGCTTTCAGTCCGAAAGCAGCGTCTTTGTTTGCCATATTTATCTCCTTTTGCAAAACTACTATCCGTAGTTTCGCGGGTTAACATTAATGTGTTTCTGATATCACAAAGAAATTATTTCTTCGTACCACCAAAAGTTACACGAGTTTGCCTCTCACTATTGATCGGCATACTTGAATGTTGCTCCTTCATAAGATCGTTGTTTACTGCGTCGTCTCTGTCCTTAGTTTGCTGAGCAAAATAAGCTTCTCGAGATTTGGCGATCTCCTCTGGTATCCTAGCCAACACTAGGCCTCCAACTCCTATGACTCCTGCGTATTTTCCGTCTTTCAGTTGTGGATAAGCAGATTCAGGGTATTCATCAGCTCTCACTAACTCCCAACCTGATCTTATTTTTCCTGACATGTTTTTGGTATCGTCGAAACCTAAAACTTCAGTTCTTATCCATCTGTGCCTGAATCCGTCTGGCGCAGGTGGTGCATCTAAGCTAGATGGTGGAGTCCAAGTCTGAGGTCTTGTATCTTTTTCTCTTGACTGGCTCGCACGCGGGGTCTTCATTTTATCATTTTCCATATGCTATACCTCCTTCGTGATTTTTAATTGTTTTGCATAATCTTCTAATGGCACTCCTAATTTTTTAGCGATAGCAACCTGAGAAGGTGTGAGTCTCACGGTTTTGCGACCAGATCTGTTTACACTTCGCTTCGCTGAAGCTACTATTTGTGTCGGTTTGGCCGTATCATTTTGAACCTTACCATCAGTTGTATCAAATTTATGCGGAAATTCAAGTCTTATTCTTTTATCTATTTCCGTATAATATTCGTCTGTCTGAGGGTCAAATCCTTCTTCATCCACTAGTTTTTTGTGTAGATCAAATGCAGTGTATGTCATAGCTGTATCTGTACCAAACCACTTGTTTTTAGATCCCCAATCTTCTGCTTTAGGGTCTGCTTGTTGTGTTTGTTGAGGAGATACTCTAGGTATTTCTCTCTGTGTTGGTTCAGCTTTAGCCATATCTTCATATGCTGCTTTTGCTTCATTAAGTCTTCCTTCTTCATATCCAAGTCTAGCAATCTCTTTACTAGCTTCAACTTCCGCTGCAAGATCTCCTGCTTCTTTCGCTGCTGCTAGTTTAGCTGCTGATGCTTGTAAGCCAGCTTTGATTCTCTCTTCTCTGTCTTTAACACCTGCTTGCTCAACTGAAGAATATTTCTTTTGAAGTTTTTCTTTTTGTTCTTTTTGGTTTTTAGCAAAAGCTAAAGCTTCATCAGCTTGTCTTTGTGCTTCTCTCCATTTCTTCGTAAGTTTAGATATTCTTCTTTGAACGTCTTTTGAATACGTTTCTAATTCT